TCGAAGCACATTGGCTCCGATGTCGAGATAACAAGATCTGTTGCATCCTTGTAATCACGCGACTTCATGGTGGATGCCGTACCATCGATTTCATATTGACCGAGCGCTGTCATGCGCGCAAGAAGTGATGCTTTGCTCTGTTCACTTTCCATGCACACGATTGTTTCTTCTCCGCGCTTTCCACTCCGAAGAGTTCCCACACCTGGCTGGTAATCCCCAAAGCTTCCAGCAGCGTACGCCTCCGTCACGAGCACCGCTGCAGGCGTAGCCCTATCAAGCGTCGGGCTCACGTCGATGCTGACGTTGCTTCCGTTGGCGTTGGTGTGCCCTGTGCAGACCGCAATGCAGCCTCCAGCGCTTGAGGCAGTGTCTTTCCCCGCTTCTCCGCCCTGCGTAGAATCCCTTGGCACGCCACTGCGCTCAAGCAGTACTTCGACAGGCTTCCACCACTCCCGCCTTCCAAGATGGCCGACAACGAAGACACGACGGCGTCGTTGGGGCACGCCGAAATGTTGGGCATCGAGGATGCGCCATGCGAGACTGTAACTTTCTTCATTGGCCGCAACAAGGTGCCCACACGCTGACCATTTATCACCAAGTGGCTCGATAGGTGCATCGTATCCAGCCAAGCCCGCCAGAAAACTTCCGAAGGGGTTTCCCTTTGCGGAGAGAATTCCAGGTACGTTCTCGGCAAGCATCCATCTTGGTTTGATGGCGTGAATTGCACACATGTATTCGAGCGTGAGGTTGCCGCGCGGGTCTGCGAGCGATTGCCTGAGGCCTGCGACGGAGAAGGCCTGGCAGGGCGGACCGCCGACAACGATATCTGTTTTGCCATGGTATGGGCTCCAGTCGATTGTGGTGATATCCCCGAGGTTGGGGACTTGCGGATAATGGTGTGCAAGGAGCGCATTTGCAAAAGGCTCGATGTCCGAGAACGCTACTGGTTCCCAACCAAGATCCTTTGACGCTACGCTTGCGGCTTCGATGCCCGAAAAGCATGAGATAAGTTTCATGCCTGCAGCTTATGAGCGAGTTCTTCACCAACGCTCGCGTTTGCCCACGCCTCTTATGGGGATGCGCTTGAAGCCACTGGCCATTGGTGGCTGTTGCGGCTGTGGTGATACGGCCTGTGTTGCTGATGGCTTGACCTTGATGTTGCACAAGCCCTTCTGCTGGCCGAGGAATAACGCGTAGACGCAACAGTCACGGATATGGTTCTGGGAATGTTGCGAGCGCAAGCACCATGCGTGTTTTGGCATCTTGGTTTTCGGATCGATCACCGTGCGCTTCACTTCTGCCCTCAAGTGCTGCTCGACCCATGCGAAGGCGTTGTCAGGAAGTTCGAGCGTTCCGTTGTTCAGGTGGGACTGAAGCATTTCTTGCCAGTAGGCGTGCTGCAAGATATGCGTGCGCCCATCACCGGAGAGTTTGAATGGAAGGCTCATGCCCGCACTTCCATCGCCCTTGACCGCAATGGCCAGCGGAACCTTCGCCACCCACCGCATCACGTCTGGTGTGGAGAACCCTGCATCGATTGCCATGCCGAGGTAAGGCAACTTGCCAGACCATGGCCGGTCATGGATCAGGTGCATCAGGCCACGGATTACGCCATCGTTGTCATTGCGATCCCTGTCGATACGCTGGCTCCAGAACTGGTGAACACCTCTTGGCGAAAAGGCAAGGCAGCTCACGAAAAGACAATCCCCTTGGACATCGACGCCCGCTGTCCAGCCGATGGAATCCTTAGGAGGCTCTCCCCGCAGGTAGCTGCCACGATGGATGGGATTGTCGATGTCGGACTTGGAAAGACCTTGCTCCTGCGGCAGTGCAGCCCAGTTGGACATGAACTGGCTAAAGAGCATTGCATCCCCCTCGACCTCGGTGCGCTTCGCCAAAACGTCAGAGAAATTCTTGAAGGCCGTGTGAATGATTGTCTTCCTCACGCCCACCGCTTGGAACCCACGTTCTGGCGTCAGGCACTTGAGCCTCTGGGACTTGACCAATCCCAAGTGGTGAGAGTCATCCAGCTGGATTCCGCAATGGGGGCAAGCGACGTATCCCAGGTGGCGTTCGATGATTTTGCCAGAATCCTTCTCTTCAGGATCGCGGCTCCTGACCGCATCGACTTCGCACACAAACTCGCCTTTGCATTCAGGGCATTCCCATGCGACGGCATATTGCCTTGAACGCCCGTAATGCCACATGATGCCACGATCCATCCGCTTCGGCGTCGAGGCCAGGAGTTGCAGTGAGTCTGGATAAATCCTCGAGCGCTCCGACAGTTCCTGTTCAGGCGAGAAAGCCAAGTCAGGGAGCTCGTCGATCTCATCAAGGACAGTGACACGAGCGGTTTTTTCCGCCAGCTGGTTACGGCTTGTCAGAAGCACAAAGTCCAAGGTGTTCTTGCCATCGAAGACGATGCTCCCGTGCCTCATCTCATGCCTGATGCGGGAGAGGTCAAGCAACGGCTGGATGCGCTCCATGGGCACCGACTTCTGCAACGAGACGCTCGGAAGCCCATAGACAATGGAATCGCCCCTCACGACAGCCAAGTATCCCACGGCCATCTGCAAGAGGAGGGACTTGTTGCTCTGGGCGCTGCTTGCGAATACCAGCTGCTTTACTGAAGGATTGCGGAGGAGTTCAAGCAGCTCAATTGCCTCGGGCATGATCGAGAGGTCGATGCGCCCATTGCGCCCAAATGACTTCGACGGAGGAAGCCTCAAGTTCTTTTCCGCCCACACCGCAGGCGATTCCGTCATCTCGCAAAGCGAGACAATCGCAGTGACCGATTCCCGCAACGCATTGATGAATATTTTCCGTGCCTGCGCACGAAATTTTCCCGCATCATCTTTCGCGGAATAGAGCCTCGTCCCGTAATACGCGCGGTCGTAGCAGGACTTGCAACAACCCTTCGCAACGACTTTGCATTCGCGCTTGCACTTGGCACAGACGCCCATCAGATGTCCTTCAGGTATTCTTCGATCTTTGCCTTTGCCGAGTTCATTTCCTGAACGATCTCCGCACGGATTTTCTCAGGGCTTGACTGCTGGCATCTTGCGGGCAAAATATTGGCGAGGTTGCTCACGGTGAGCCAGACGAAGCGCACAAGGTCAGCCATCTTTGCGACGGCAAATTCGGTTTCGATAAGTCGCTTCTCGTCTTTCAAATTCTCGCGACGGAGCTGGTTGTAACGCTCTCGTTTCAGCTTCACATTCCACTCGTCACTTGTCAGGCCATCGAGCTCTGAGTCGTCAGCCTCAACGGATGTGGAGGCCTTCGTCTTCGCTACAGCGGTGGGCTTCCGTGGCCTAGCCGTCGCAGGCTTCAAGTATGATTTTGCCATTTTTGTTCTCTCCTATGTGGAGAGCTTATGCGAACCGATACTGAGAGAATTTCACTTTTCGCACAGCGAAAATCCGCGCCCTGGTGCAGCGAGAGGCTCAAGGGTCTAGGGAGGAACCGCCCGTTCACCCACAGTTGCTACGTGTGGGCAGAACAGGGTTTGCGGCGATGTCGTGTATGAGCGAAAGAAACACAGCCACGTCGAGGCTTCTGTGCGCCAACGTGCGAAGAGGCGTTTATGCTGCATCCCAGCCTTGTTGTTCCCTGTCCGCGTTCATCTCGCCTCCATCGGACTCCAGTAGTTCCTGAAGCTCGACGACCGAGCTCACCCTGTCGATTGCACCTCCAATGTCAAGGCTCATGTTGCCCTTGTGAGCGGCAAGGAACCTCTTCCAGCTTCCTGCATCGGGTGCTATCTTCACGAGCTGGTAGGTTCTTATGTGGTGACGGATCGCCTGATCCCACGACCGAAGGGCATAGGAGGTGAAGGAACCCTTGACGGGATCGTAGCACTCCAGTGCCTTGCGCACGGTCATGTAGCTCAGCGACAGCAAGTCTTCGCGGTCAGGCACATACCCGAAGAAGTTTCTCGATGCGTAGCTCCAGAAGCAGCTCACCATGCAGCGCCAGATCATTTCAGCAGAACACATATCGCCAAGAATTTCATTGGCTACCCTCTGAACCCCCTTCCTTTCAAGCTTATCATACTGCCTGACAGTCATGCCGCGCTCAAGCGCCTGTGCCCGTACGGCATCTGAGCCGAGTGAGTTGTAAAGAGCCAACGCATCGACGCTGTACTGCGAGGCAAGTGATTGCAGACCCTTGTGGCCAAGCTGTTTGTATTGCCTCAAACCTTGCGCAAGAATGTCCTGCGTGTACCGATCTGTTTCCTTGTACGGCTGTGATCCCATCAGTTCCTCCGTGCAAGCCATGCCAACATGGCAATGGCCGCACGGTTACTTACCGGAAGACACGAAATTCTGACGGGACTTTTCGAGGATACGCCTCGACGACAAATCAGCCCTGCAAATGCCCTGGATTATGGAAGCGCAGGATGGCTTGGCGGTTGTTCGCTTCACGCTTGACGATGGAAATGTGGTCATGGGTAACGGAGGTGACTTCCCCAAATCCGAGAAAACAAACCAGCCCATATTCGGCACCGTATGGAAACGAATAACGGGACTGGTTCTGGAACAGGGCTGACTCAGACCACCCCATGGATTTTGCTTCTTCGCGGATAGCAAAAACCTTGGCCACATTGGCGTCGGTGACCTTCTGTCTGAATGACCAGCGCCCATGCATGGGGTAGAGCCATTGCGGAGCCTCTACGTCAAGAACATTGGAAGCATGGCCATCATCTATTGGTGGACTGTAATCTTCAGGATCAAAGGAGGCTTCCTCTGCCTTGATGGCCTCGCTTCCGAAGTGGGCGATTGCCCATTCCTGAATGGGATTGAAGAGCCCGCGCATCAGCTCCCAAGTCTTGACAGGAATCTTGCTGGCCTTGAATGCTCCCCTTGCCTTGAGCATTCTTCCTCGCAGCCACAGGAAGTAACGGGGATCTAGCCTGCGATAGGCGATGCCATCTTGCCAATGATCTTGCTGTTCCTTCGGAATTCCATAAGGAGTCAGCACAGCGAGTTTCGTGGATACGAAAATTTCATCGATGAGCTCTGGAGGCGAAGCCTTGTGAATGACCGGGATGTTTGCAGGGTTGCAAGGATTGCATCCTTGGATGACTCCGAGCCTAGTAAAGTTTTGCAACATGGATGCCATGGACTGGATCTCTGGGAAAGGAATGGATGGTTATTCCTTTCTTACCGGAGACGCGGGAGAATTGTCCCAGACCATGGAATGAGTGGGCGGACTCGCGCTCGAAATGCCGAAAGGGGTTTCGGCATTTTTGACCTTTCGGCAGACCCTTTCGGCTGGCTACAATCCTAGGTTCTATATGGTTTTGTTTATGTTTTTGCAGAAAGAGAAGAAAGAAATAAAGAAATGCGCCAACGTAAGGAAAATATTTTTCCACAGGTCTCAATACGTGTATCTGTGATAAGAAAATAATATTCACGTATAGGGGGGCAGACCCCTAAAACCTTTCGGCACTTTCGGCATTCTGTTGTAACTCCATAATGTGTTTTGACTTACAAAGCCGAAAGGGTTTCGGCAATGCAGAAAGGGTCTTTCGGCATTTGGTGACCTTGCCAGTTCTTAGGATTCCATCGCGGAGCTAAATTTTGCGTATGCCGAAGATTATCACCTTGATCCCCTCCATACTCCTGGATGCCCTTTCAGGCCTCCCTGTCACCAGCGAAGCGAGCCAAGAGCGAGCATGGGATTTACTCGAAGAATCCAGTGAGGCAGGATCCCTGCAGGAAGCTCGCGAGATCCTGGAAGAAGCCCTTGAGCTTGACCCGCACAATGCCCATATCATGATTTCACTGCATGGCATGCTCAAGATGGAGCCGGAGGCCGAACTTGAACTGCTGCACAAGATGCTTGCCTTTGCAGAACGTGAATTGGACTCGGAACTATTTGAGGACGCAAGGGGTCACTTCTGGCATGTCTCCGAGACACGTCCATACATGCTGATCCGTGATCACATCGCAGAGAACCTCCTTGTCCTGGGAAGATTGGAGGAGGCTGCGGAAGAATGGCAAGCCATGCTTGCATTGAATCCCAACGACAACCAAGGTATCCGCTATTCGCTACTTTGCTGCCTGCTTGCACTCGGGAAATTGGCAGAGGTCAGGGGCTTATTCGAGGCGTATGACGAGTGCAGCTTCAATACCACATTTGCTTGGGGGAAGGTGTTGGAACGCCTGATCGCTGGCGATGAGGTGGGTGCCAAGGAAGCTGTGAACGTTGCAAGGAAGCAAAACCCGCATACAGAGAAACTCTTGCTGGGCAAGGCAAAGATGCCCAAGCATCTCCTGGACTCATACATGGGCGGTGACATCTCCGAAGCTCAGCACTTTGCCGACAGGATCTTCTTGGCTTGGTCAAAGCACCCGAGCGCTCTAGGATGGCTTCTCGTGCAAGGTAAGAAACCTGCTGGCACGAAAAAGAAATAGCAAAGAAGCTGAATTTTTCTCTTGCTGGATCAGCTGAAGAATTTTTCTAACCCATGGAATGAGTGCAAATGCCGAAACCCCTTTCGGCATTCTGAAGAGATTCGGCAGTCGCCTTCCCTTATGGCTGTAGGGAAAGTTCAATTAATGCAGAAAGAGCCGAAAGAATAGAGAAGTGTATAGTAAGAAGAAAATAAATATTTCAAGAAGCCAAGAATTTCAGCACCGATAGAAGAAGAAAATAAATGCGCATAGGGGGAGGGACACCCAAAACCTTTCGGCACTTTCGGCATTCTGCCGTAAGTCCATAATGTATTTTGACTTACGACGCCGAATGGGTTTCGGCAATGCCGAAAGGGGCTTTCGGCAAAATCGAATTCAGGAGATTACGAATGAAGAGTCCGTCGCTTCCGCTTTCCATCTATAGCATGCATAGCAAGGTCGATATTTGTCTTCCTTCGTTATCAGAGCAATCCACATTCGATGCAGCTATCAACTTTCTTAAGCTTTTTGGAGAGACAGATGAGCAAACTTACTCTATCTCACTAGTTGACAAACATGTGCTGACACTCCAAAAAAGAGCTGAAATTGGGCGGTATATTGCGCGACATGTAAAAGATATCCACGCAATAAGTGAACTTGGAGAATGGCTAAAAAGAATGGCAAATGATGAAATTTTCTATGTGCTTCCCAAGTGTACTCCTCAAGTAGAGGAACAAGTGAAATTCAATTTACTGAAAGCAAACACTCCCGATTTTGATCAGGGGACACATGAGGTGGTTCAGGAAACACTTGTTGAAATCCAAAAGAATTATCGAATCAATATTTTCAATGAAAAAACAGCGTCTATTGGTGAGCCAGACAAACAAAAAAGGGTCTGCCTATTTTGTGGAGAAGCAAACCCCAAAAACTACCAGAGGAAAGCACACGCAATCTCTGAAAGTCTAGGAAATAAGCTTCTTGTGCAATACGAAGAATGTGATACATGCAATGAAAAATTTGGGAAAACTTTTGAAAAAGACTTTGCCAATTTCATGTTGATTTTTCGATCCCAGTTTGGAGTATCTGGAAAGAAGGGTATTCCGAAACAAGAAGGTAAACATTCCGTTGAATTTTCAAATATTGACAATGTATTCTGCGTTCGCATAAATGTCGATAGCGATGATGTTCCAGAGGAGTATCTGCCTCATCAAATCCACATCCCGATAACAGAGAAAGTGTCTTTGCAGGGGGTTTATAAGACTCTCGTTAAATATTGCATATCACTAATTGGAAATGAGCATCGTGAGGCGATATCAACAACGGCGAAATGGCTAAATGGTGACTTTATCTGGAATAAACAACTGCCCAATGTTGCCAAATTACTTGACTACTATTTTTTCACGGATAAACCGTGGGCAATATGCTACACAAGAACTTCTGACGATGTTCGTCTTCCGAAATTCACAATAGAATTTCACTTTTTAATGTTTGTCTTTGTAGCAATAGTCCCATTTGTTGAAGAATCTGAAAGCAAGTTCATCGATGAAACATCCTACACGTATTTTTGGAATACAATGACTCATCTCAAACGAAGTGATCGTTGGATGTTTCTTGATTATAGCGCATCTGAGCCTCGCACAATCAACTTCACATTTAACATGACACAAAAGGTCAGCGAAGAGTTTTTAACGTTAGCCAATACATCTTCCGCCTGCAGTGATCCATATCCACCCGAATCTCAAACCCCGCCCCCTTGATGGTATCCAGATCATTCGCCAACCGTTGAGCAAACTGCCTTGACGATGTCATGTTAAAAACCAGACCAAAGTCCCGGCTAATCCGCTTCAAGGCCACAAACAGATCCCTGGAAAGCACGGGCCCCAGACTGCCGTCCTTTTCAAACTGAATCTGGTACTTCTGGATGAACATCATCACCGCATTCGCTTTGCCCATGCTCATGTAATCCACCCGGTCCGCATCTTCCGCAGCCTTCCATGCATTGAACAATGTGCCGAGAACCATGGCGATTGGATTGGAGTCTCGCGAAGTCTCACGGCTCGTCCGGTTGATGGCTTCGATCTGTTCAATGAACCGTGGATTCAATTTGTCCAACCCTTCTTCGAGCTCATCGGCTTCGGCACCAGCAAGCGTCATCAGGTACATCAGGCTCAAGTACTCATTGCAACGACGCTTGTCATGTTTTCCCAATTGCTCATTGATGAGCTTCATGGCAAGCGAACGGCGGCCATCGCGAATCATGCCCAGCACAAGGCTTGTTCGTTTCATGAGCGCCGAGATGATCAGGTTCCGGTTCTGCTCCAAAACCGCGACCACTTCTGATTCGATGAAGCAGTCATTGCTCTGGTTTTCGATCTCGAAGTTGACCACGAAGGTGCGGGACTGGATTTCGGAAAGCTCACCGAGGAGTGGTTCAATGCCTGTGGTGTTCAGGAGGCACTTTGTCTTTTCGGTAACAGTCTCCGTGTCGGTTCCTCCCTTGCGCTTCTCCTTTGCGATCCCAGTAATGCTCGTGAGCATGAACGTGGTGAGCTCCTCAGTCATCTGCCTTGCCTCGATGTTGTCGAGCACGATCAAGGGGTTCTGGGATCCGTCCGTGTAGTTGGCGGCATCGGTGGCCTTCTTGTGCTGTGGCTCGCCATAGAGCATGGTGGAGATCAGTTTACTCGCCGTGGTCTTCCCTGAACCAGCAGAACCCTCGAAGCGCGTCATGGGTCGTGTGCCCGCAAAGTCAATGAGCAGAAAGCATGACAGCCAGGAGAGAATCAGAAACCGATCCCCTGCAGGGCAGCTCATATTATTGATGAGGAGATCCACCACCAGTTTGTCCGCCTCTTCTAAATCGGCATCAGGCAGGAACTTCAAAGGTTTCATTTTGCGGGATCCATCAAGTATGATTCCGTCGGCATTTCCACCGTTGCGCAAGATTTCAATTCCATCGGGTGTGATCTTGGCAATCTCATGCTCGGTATTATTCAGATTGAAATAGACGGTGTGATTCGATACCTCCGAATGCAACCAAGAAAAATGGTCGCGTACCTGTCCACGAATCATCGCCAGGCTTGGCAGGACTTCGAAGAACGTGCGACCACCACCGGAGGTAGGGACAAGGCCAGTGTTCTTGTAAAGCATCGCTGCGTACTGGCGCTTGCGGCCACGGTCAGGGGAGTCCATCCAGTAGATGGCATTGTCAAAGTACATGAACGGCTCACCCGTCAAGGTGTGAAAGAACATGGCTCCATTGGAATGGAACCACTCATAGGCCGCTTCCGCAGCCTTGGAATAATCAGGATTTCCGCGAATCTCCGTCTCAAACAAAACCTCTTCCACCCTTGCACGGCAGGAACCCGCAGGCGCATCGCTTTTCCTTGATCCGCTTTCCGCCTTGCCATTCATGGCCTTGCCCTTCTCTTCCTTGCGAACAGCGCGGAGCTGTTCCTTCAACACGGACATGGAAACTCGCTTGCCCAGCCGGTCTTGGATCAGCTTGAGCAGGCGCACTTGTTCCAATGGGGCAACGGTCGCAACCTCAGACAGAACTGACTCAAGGATGTGGTTGCGGGTTTCCTCATCCACGTCAACGGGAATGTTGCGAATCCCATATTCCACTGGCGTACTCGCCTCACGCAATAACTGCCCGAACTCGGCAGCGGTGGCACCTTGGTTGAAGTATTCGTTCACGTCGATCTTGGCTTGACCCAGAAGCGCCTCTGCCTCCGCAATGCGCTCCGCGCTTTCGCCCTGGAGCAGTTTTGCAAGCTCCTTGGCACCTACCGAGGCGTTGAGGGAGAAAGCCTCCTGCAGGCGCTCCCTGGCCTTGACCTGCGCGTCACCCAAAGGCAGCGTCACCAGGCGAGTCTCAATCTTGTGTTCGGAGAGAATCCGTGCAGTCTGAATCGCTCCTTTGAGGCCTGCCTGCGAGAGCTCGTTGTCCTGGCAGATGTAGACCCTTTTCACGCCACGCAGGCGGGGAATCAGGTGCTCCCAGTCATCATGCTTGATGCGCACCGTCACGGGCGATATCGCAGAAAAGCCTTTCTGCATCAGGGCAAGACAGTCCGTGACGCCCTCGGTGATGATCACGCTCTCGGGGTTCGCCAAGAGGCAATCCTGGTTGTAGAGCACGCCATTGTTGATGAACCGTGCAACGTAAGGCCGCTGATGTTCATCATGCACTGGCAGCTTCTTGTACTTGCCCAACTCCCAGGGCGAATCTGGAGTCCAAGGGGTCTTTCGGCCAATCAGGAACACCACGTTGCCATGGTTCCAATACGGAAATATGAGCCGCTTCTCGAAGAATGGCATGAGCCCATCTTGGCCTGTGGGACGAAAAGCCCCAGTGGCAGAGAGCTCCCGCTTGGTGTATCCTCCATTCTTTTCATCCATGAGGAATGAGACGATGCCGGAATCATTGTCGGCAAATCCAATGCGCAATCGCTCCACAAGCTCGTCATTTAATCCGTATTGAGTCTCAAGCCACGCACAGGCCTCGGCATTCTCCTTCAGACGGTTGTGGTAGTACAGGGCAATGGCGGACAAGGCACCTTTCACCCGTTGCTCGAAGGCACGATTCGCCTCCGTCTCAAGCAATTTTTCGTTCGTCATCCCATAGCGAGAAAGCGGAGGAAGCCCAACCTTTTCTGCCAAGTAATCCCGAGCCTTACGATGTGAATCGGGCATCTGGCCTGCGCCACCGCTGGTCATCGTTCCAGACCTGATGAACTCAACGAGTTGTAAAACATCGCCACCCACTCCGCAGCCAAAGCAGTACCACCCTTGGCGGTCAAGCATCACATGGAGCGACTTCTTCGACTGGCTCTTGTGGTGAGGGCAGTCGCACAAAATCGTCGTCGCTGTTTCCGCAGTGATCCGACCAGGCAAAAGCTCCTTGGCAATTTGACCAATGTCCACCTCGGTTACGAGGCGATAGTATTCAGCAACGCCATCGGTTTCTTGCTTGTTCATTTGACCCTCATATGGAAAGACACCGCACCAGCGGCTTGCCGGTGCGGGTCTCCGTTAATTGGTTCTTAAAAGTGCGGGAACTGGTCTTGGGAAAAGCCACTATCGAACCCATCATCCTCGACTTGGATGCGCCGGTTGAAATAGATATTCTCGTTCTCGCCCTTGGTACGCTTGGTCACCTCAAGCTTCACGTTCAGGAGGCGTTCGAGGCAGTGCGGAAGCTCAGAGAGTTTTTCCAGCACAAGCCCGCAACAGAAAAGATCCTGCTTGAGCCACTTGATGTTCTCCTTGCTCGCAATGACATTGTTGCGCCACAGAAAGCGTCCCTTGCTTGTGGGGGCAATGATGCGAAGGGTCCACTTGAGCATGGGGTTTCCGGTGGTCTGTGACTTGGTCAACTCCACCTTGTCCACGTTCACCTGGTATTTGCCATCGGGAATTGCATCGAAGTCCTTCTCCTCCACCTGCGCAGAGGCGAACTCCTCGTCGAACTGGGCGAGGTCGAATTCGCCCTCGAAACTGCCGTACTGGTACTGCTCCATTGCTTATGCTCCTTGCAGCTTCTGCGCAGCCGCTTGTTTGGGTTGGCTTGATTGGTTGGGAATGGCCGCTTGCACATTCAACGCTTTCTGGAATGCCTGGAAATCCAGTGGCAGCATTTCTGGGAGACGGCCTGTACGGTCTCCTGCATCGTAGTTGGGGCTTGGCTTGGTGCGCATGACCCGACTCCAGACAGGCTTGCCATCCTCGCCAGTCTTCATGTCGAGGTCGCAGAACAAGATCAGATCCACGAGGCCTGTGACCATCTTGCGAGCCTTGTCTGGAATGGTGGGGACGATCCTTGTGTGCTTCCCTGTCCTCGTCTCAATCTCACGCTCCTGGCTGTGGGAAATCATGATGAGCCCATAGGGCAAAAAGGCAAGCTTCGTGAGGACGCGCTGGAACTCGTTGTTGATGAGGGCGTAACCCTTGCCGAAGCCAAGATCCGACTCGTGCTCGACCTTGAACTTCTTGCATACGTAATCCGAGCACATCCGGTAGGCGTTGTCCACCGTGTCGATGACGATGGTCTTGAACTCATGCTTGCCTTCGGCGATCTCTACGCAGGCCTGCAGCAAGTCCTCCCAGCAGGTGATGCCCACCTGGAAGACTTCAAGGGCGTTGAGGCCGGGCTCGGTGGCCAGGAACAAGGCCTTTTCTGCATTGGAACACCAGGTGGAATTATGCACAACGAAATCATTCGCGATGAAATTATGGCTGCCATCGACGGTCAAGTCGAAGACGGCTTCCACCACGGTGGGCTCAATCCTCATGATGCGGTCGAACAGCACGGGGCCAAGCCGGTCTAGCTGTGTCTCCGCTCCACGGATGTTATACAAGTTGCTGCGAATGGATTCGGCGACTACCGCCTTCTCGCCGATGACACCAATCTCATCAAGGAATGTGAGCACATTATCCTTACTCGCGACAAGCAGTTCCGCACCATAGGGTTCACCATTGAGCTTGCGTTCCCGCACGACGCTCACGATGCCGAAGCGAGCCAGAAGATGCTGCACCTGCATCACCATGCGCACAGACTTCGAGCTGTAGCTGATGCGACCCTTGGTCTCCACGGATCCGTCACAGGTAAAGAGGCGGTTGAGGAAGAGCTTGAGCTTCCGCTTCTTGAGTCCGAATACGAAGTCAGGGATGAACTTTTCGCCAGAGCGGACACCGTGTAATCCGACCTCCCGGAGGAAGGCTATCACATTGTTTCGACTGCCGCGTTTGCCTCGGACCCGTACATGGATGATGCCTTCCTTGTTGATGAACTCGACACACTCATCGCCCTTCGCTTCGACGGCCGCCTCGAAGTCCATCCGGACTTCCGGGTCAACCTTGGTGAATATTGGCGAGCTGTCATTGGCAAGAGAACCATCCGCGATGAGGTAAGCCATGATCTTAATCAGCTCATCGTCGGTATCACCAAGTCCGAACAGATCTGGGTACTCGGCAACTACGGCGACACGGTCTCCCACGCCCAGTTCCTCCAGGGGTTTCCAGCCCTCCCGCGTAAGAAACGGGTGGCTTGCGGTAGCCTCAATGCAGCGCCCCGTCTGTGTGGTCAGACGGTACAGCTGGGCGGCTTCGTTTTCTACCCGAGCAGAAGGCTTTTGGGATGCAATCATCCCAGCCTCCTTCATCGTCAAGATTTCCATTTCATTGCTGGCGACGACTTCGCTCAGGCTCACTGGACGGCCGTTCGCTGGGTTATACATCAACGTGTTGCCGCTCAGGCATTTTCCGATCTTGCTCGGACCATAGACCAAGGCGGTCAAGTCAAAGAGCGAAGCTTTCGGTTTTGTCTTCAGTGTTGGAAGCATTGTTTTTTCCTTTTAGGTTCAGGTTTCAGAACTGTGGAATGGAATCCGTGGCCACGCCAGCAATGGCTCCGCCATCAGTGGCCTCACTATCACGCAACTCCTCATTCGGGGCAACACGCTGGTAGAGGTTCTCGATCACATTGGGATTGCCACCAGAGCGGCAGAGCGCGTAGTAGGCGCATGGCCTGTTGTACTGGAAGCAGTAACTGGTGTTGCGGTAGAACGCCTTGCGGCGGCGGGCATCCAGAAGGGCTTGCGAAAGCTCCCAGAGTTCAGCACGCAGCTCTGCAAACTGGTCGCGGGAGAGGTAGAGGATCTCGCGGTGGAACATTCCAGGTTCTGTGTATTTCTCCAACAGCCGTGCCTGAAATTCTTCGTCGGTTTCGGGCATCTTGCGCTTCGCGCTGCTTTTCCCAGACTTGGAGCTTGCGACCAGCTCCGCATGGCGCACCTCGAACTCCGCTTCCGTTTCACCCTTGCCTTGCCGCAGCTTCGCCTTCACCAACACGTTGTAGATGACACCGGAGATGCGGATGCCCATGGTCTGCTCCAGGTACCAGGCATAGAGGATGATCTGGAAATCAGTCCATAGACGTTCGAGATAGCTCGCGTCAATCTGTGCCGCCGTCTTGTGTTCGAGCAGGAAGAATTCATCGCCCTCCTTGACGATGCCATCCACCTTGCCTGCAAGGATGAAGCTGCGCGATGCAGACTTGGTATCGGGATTAATGATGGAGCCTTCGAAGGATTTTTCAAGCGCCACGACTTCAAATGCCTCGTTGGCATACAGAGCCGCATAGGCCTGCATCATCGCTCGGGCAAGCTGCCAGTCCGCGAGTTGCTTCCCATCGCACAAGCGCTCGGGATATGCAGCATCAAGCTGCTCAAGAACCGCGACAAGATCCCGCTTGCTATGCCATAGCTCAAGTGATGCATGAATCACCGATCCGAAGGCGAGGTTCGAGTCCCGTTCGAGCGGAACCAGCTGTTCGAAGTAGCGCAACTCACACGCCTTGCGGCAGTTCCTAAAAAGGCGCCACATCGAATAGGTTGTGGTCATCAGTGCGCTCATGCCACCACCTCCGCATCCACGAAGGTCACGGACCCCACATTGATGCGTACCGCCGCCTCGCCAAACTCACGGGTGGCGTAGCCTGTGAAGATTCGGGCAAGAAGGCTTCCCACTTCGCCCGAACAGTCAATCCTGCAACGGCGGGCTTTCTTGTCGAGCACGAAGTAACACTCCATCCGCACTCGGGTATGCCCAAAAACGCTCTCCGCTGCCAGGAGGGCAAGCATGAAGGTGTTCTCAAGTTCCTTGGTTGGAACACGGTTGGCAAAACGGTATTCATAAGTCTGCATTCATTCTCCTTTGATTGATTGGGTTCCTTGCTTACATACCGGAGGAGGAACGAATGTGTCGCCGAAATATTCATGGATCTTTGCGGCCTGAAAAATTTCCCGAATCTTGAGAAGCTTTCCGTAGAGGGTGGTGCGTGGGATTTTTAGGTCACGGGCAATCTCAGTGACGCCCTGACCCCTGAGGCGTTCACAGATGTCGCGCAGCTCTTCAGGGAGTGTTTCCAAAACCCTGCGCAAATCGATGCTTCGTCCATGCTGGTGGTCGATCTCGGACGGACTTGAGTCCCAAAGAAAGTCCGTCGGAGAAGTCACGTTCTCGATCTTCTCCGCAAAGCCTTCGTCGCCTTGTCCAATGGGTTCGTTCAAGGATTCACGGCACTTGCGCCAATCACGGCACGCCGCGAAGCGATATTCGAGCATGGTGGATATGCGGTGCTCCACGATGCGGGACATGAACGTGCTCTTCTTCGCCTTCGCCGGATCGAAGTGCTTCATTCTCCGCAACAGGTCAAGCATCAGTTCCTGCTCAATATCAGCCCTGTCTGCTTGAACAAATCCTGCCTTGCCAATCAATTGATGACTCTTGTGGCGGATCAGGTCTGCTGTGTACTTGTCGATTCCCTCATAGGTGTTCCGTGGGTTCATGGGAGTGGCCTCTCGTCATGCCGGGAAGGCTTGACGGCGGGAGCACATCACCGACATTGAATTCGTGTACCGTCACGAGGTACCGGCGAAAATTCGCCTTGCGAGAGGTTGGAAATCCTGAAACACCTAGACAGAACAAAGGGAAGCCTTGTTCCTAGGGCTTAGGTCGTGAGAAATATTTTTCAGATTGTTTTCGAAACTCTGGCGAAAATTCGCCAGCACGCTGTGGAAACGAAAAAAGGCCCAGGAGCATTCCCAGGCCTTGATCGTTCCATGTCAGAAAATTCTATTGCTCGTCCTCATCATGAAATGCGGAGTAGTAAGTCTCCTTTGCAGGAGTCATACCTGGCCGAGATGCCTTGTGATCAAAATTGGTGTGTGGCCGAATTCGGAACTTGCAACGGTACACGCCACGAACCGATGGGATTGGTTCGTCATTCAGCCCCATGAATTCCTTCAGCATTTTGGAAAGGATCTGTTTTTGCTTCTGTATCGTTTTTGGAAGCGGGGCAATCTGAATCTCGCCATCTTTCTCGGCAAAGCTCGTAAGCAAAGTCCACTGGACGGTGTGTCCCATACTCTTGTCATTCTGCATGCCTAGCTCGCTGAATCGATATTTTTGCTTTACTCCAAGTGCGGAGACAAGGATCTCGTCATCATTCTGGAAAGCAATCGTGACATCCTTCCATGCACAGTTTGCTGGAGTCGGGAAACGCATTGCCGCGTGGTACTCGATCTTGGGCTCTTTGACATTTATGGAAGGCGTAAAAGTTCCATCCAGTTGCAACGGTGCAACCTCTGACAGGATTTGCGCTTCGCCATTTGCCTTGGCAAGCAGGGACTTTACTTCGACGGTAAGGAATGTTACCGTGGGCAGAAGCACCACGAACTTTTTACCCATGTCCTCGGCAACAATCTCCTTGATTGCACTTTTCACCTTTCCGACTGTCGTCGCGTAAATGGCATAGTAAAAGCGTGGAGTTTCCCGAAGCGGCGCTGACCTGCCGATGCAATAGGAATGCTGCGCCCCATTAATCTTGCCATGGGCAGGGTTCAATCCAAGCGCGGCTGCCAGATGCTCATGAAGCACTTCAGGGTTCAGCCTGTAGAGCATCACATCATCCCTAACCAAAGGAATCGGAGAATGCATTCTTTGCGGACACACGCCCAAAATTTCAAGTCCAGACTCATAGATCTGTAGCTCGCATTTTTCAACGCAACGACGATGGCCGCATTTCATGGAAGTCGCCAGATTCATTGGCGAAAAGTAAGTTTTGCTCACCTTGGAAAGACAATTGAAGAATGACCTCCAGTCTTTTCGCAAGGCGACAAAGGAACCCTGCCGTTGCAAGTGTTCCCACAAGCAAGGTTGCTCAGTCATCGCCCAATGAGTCCTCATGGATGAACCCGCGGGCGCGGAGCCACCGGTCAAACAGGTTGCGATCCTGGTCGTTCTTGACTTCTTCCTTGTTGTCCGTGCCGATCTTAAGAAGCCTTGCCCTAGAGACATCCTTCAGTTTGATCAGGAAACTTGCACGCCGAAGTTCCCCATCCTCCGGAATACCCTCGTCCAATGCTTCCAACGAAGCAAAGAGGTCGTTTGCCTTGCGGATCTCAATTTGCCCCAAGGCATTTCCATGATAAATCTGGATTTCCCTCAAAGTCACGTTTTCGATCTGCGGAAAGTCTGAGCATTGCAGGGCATCCTTGCCAAGCGCCCGAATAGGACTCAAGTCGAAACGGCTCACGGGGCCAAAGAAATCACGGTCATGGAACATGAACTCGCCAATGCACTCAAGATAGAGACGCTGAATCCACTTGGACCTGGCCGTCATGCGCAGCTCACCCACCTTTGAGTTGTAGGCCAGCAGGTCGTACTTCTCGGGGCGGAAGAATACGCTGGTGGACTTACCATCCTCAATGGCCGCCTGACGGGAGAACGGCTCCCCTCGGCGCACAAGAAAGAAAACCGAGTCTCCTTGCTCACGAAGAATAACCTTGGCCGTATCTCCACGCTTACGCTGCACAAACGTGGCGTTGAGGGCTGCGGTGAACTGGGCAAGCACATCGTCAGTGGGCATGCGGAAAGTACGGTCAGCTTCGCCATTGGAGAGAAAATATTGGAACGACTTCGGCTTGGTGATGTAATCCTGTGCATGGATCTCATCGGTCAGCTCACGGTCATTGAGGTACACAAGGAATGCAAGGTCGGCGGGTGCCGTGTCCTGTCCGAGCTCCGCAGCCCAGGGCTTCTGCCCTACAATGTCGAGGATCAAATCAAACAGGTCGGGATTCGCAAGCTCGTTGATCTCGAAGAGCGCCTTCTGGAAATTTTCGGACATGCCTTCGGGGTCGCCCAGAATTTCACTGATGCGGTCATAGTTGATTTTTAGCGGATCATCTGGCACGGGGCAATTCTTGGATTCAAAGAAATCCTTCTCCGGATTCAGAAAAGCGAGAAGGTTCGCGGGTGCGATTTTTCGTAAATCTCCCGGCTTGGAAATATGCCGGATTTTCAGTGTCGTTGACATCCATCGCTCCTGATATTTTTGTCACTTCTTGGAATGCTGCCAGGAGATCACCTTGCCCACAATCCGCAACTCATCCTCGGGCTGCACTGGGATTGGACGCATGTTCCTGTTCTCAGGGATCAGCTCAATTGTATCTGTGCCGATACGCAGGCGCTTAACAGTCGCTTCGCCATTGAGAAGGGCAACAACAATCTCACCATCTTTTGCCAGTTGCTGACTGCGGACAATCAGCGTGTCACCATTCTGAATGCCAGCCTCCACCATGCTCTTGCCACGGACGCGCAGAGCAAAGCACTTGCCACCTCTTACCAAAGAGGGGTTCACCATAATCTCGCCAAGGACGTTCTCCTCGGCCCAGATAGGTGCGCCTGCCGCAACAAGGCCAAGGATCGGAATGGGGATCATGACCTCGGGATCATATTGTCCAGGTTTCAATAGCGACAAGCCTCGGGCTTTCCCTTCGTCGCGGCGCATATACCCCTTCCTGACCAGCTGGGTGAGCCGGTCATGGGCGCTGGCATGGCTGATCCCCAACTGGAACGCAAGCTCCTGTACCGTTGGCGGATAGCCATTGATCGTCACGAAGGACTCGAAGGCATGGATTGCCTCGACCTGCAATGGAGTGACTTCTTCTGATCTTTTCCGTCCCATCAAAACCCTTCAGACAAAACAGATATACAGCCTGACGCATATCAGGCCAAATATAGGAATCGAATTCACATTATTTCCGTCATTCCACAGCTCTGTCCGGTAAGAAATCATATCGCAAAAAGCCTAGAGTTTTGATCCAGACAAATTTTCACATCCCCTAACGACCCTCATAAACTTACAGAAAGCCATGCCATC